TGGGGATACCACCAATCCTAATGGATGGCGGTAATAATGCAAACATACGACCAAATCATAGACTGTACTATTTAGAAACAATACTACCAATAGTAAGAAAAATAGGATATGCTTTGGAAAGATTTTTTGGTTTCTCAATTACAGAGGACGTAACAGGAATACCTGCCTTACAACCCGAATTAAGAGATCAAGCAGCTTATTATGCAACTTTAGTAAATACTGGAATTATAAGTCCAAACGAAGCGAGAGATGCATTAGGCAAAGATCCTGTGGACGGATTTGATGAGCCAAGAGTACCTGCAAATATAGCAGGTTCGGCAGCAAATCCAGAGCAAGGCGGCAGGCCTACAGAGCCTGTAGATAACGAGGAATAAACATGACAAAAGATAAGATAGTTAAAGAGTTATCAGCATTTTTTGCAAGCAAAGGCGTAGAAACTATGGATATAGTTACTTATAAGTCTTATGACAATACTCCAGTAAATGTTCATCTAATTAGAAGAATGTTTGGATCTTGGAATAGAACTTTATCAGTATTAGCTAAAAGATACCCAGTTTCTGTCACTCCTGTAAAAGTTGTGAAAGCTCCTAAAGCTGAGAAAAAAGCTAAGGTAGAAGTGGAGAGCAAAGATGTCGAATAAAATTTATCACTGGACAAGTACTTTTAAAGCATTAGGTGAGTCAGAGGATGGCGGAGTTGATATTAAAGGATCAGCAAGCACTAACAGTCTTGACAGAGCTGGAGATATAATCGAAACTGATGCTTGGACTAAAGGCGGTTTGGAAAATTTTAAAAATAATCCAATTATTCTATTTAACCATAATTACGACAAACCTATTGGTCGTGCAAAAGATTTAAAAGTTACAGAAAATGGACTTGAAATATCTGCAAAGATATCTAAAGCTGCTGGTGAAGTAACTCAATTAATTAAAGACGGTGTCCTTGGAGCTTTTTCTGTTGGTTTCAAAGTCAAGGATGCTGATTATATGACAGAAACCGACGGATATAAAATAAAGGACGCTGAACTTTTTGAAGTTTCTGTTGTATCAGTACCTTGTAACCAAGGGGCAACCTTTGGATTATCAAAGTCTTTTGATAGCATGGAAGATTACAATAAGTATAAGCAAACTTTTTACAAGGCTAACTCAAGTGAATCAGCAGACGCTGTGAAGATTGAGCAGCCAGGACGGGAGGAATCCCATAATATGGAGACAAATATGTCAAATGAAAAACAATCTCCTGAAAGCAACTTCGATCTAGAAGCTTTTGCAAAGAAAGTGGCTGAAGATACAGCTACTTCAATTGCTATGAAGCAAGCAGAACAGAAGGCTGCAGAACAGAAGGCTGCTGAAGAAGCTGCTCAAAAGGCTGCTGAAGAAGCTGAAGTTCAAAAAGCTAACGAAGAAGCCGATCAGGAAAAAACTAAAACTATAGTTGAAGCTGGCCTAACAGGTGCAGAAAGACTAATGAATGACGTTGAAGGCAGAGTGAAAGAAGACTTTACTAAATTAGAAGAAACTGTAAAATCTTTAGAAGCTCAACTTTCTGAAAAATCAGAAGAAATTATGAAAATCAGAGAGTCAAAAAGACATTTCAGCGACAGACAAGGTCAAGGCGACTGGAAGAAAGCTTTTGAACAAGATATTCTTGATGCAAAATTTGCTGGTTTAGCTACTGGTAAAGGCTGGAACAATGATGTAGCAAAAAGCGTGATGGAAAAAGTTAACACTCATTCAGGTGTTCAAGTTTCATCAGCTGACTTTGAGCAAGTTGTTTCAACAAACATTGAAAGAGATATCCAGAACGAATTGGTATTAGCTCCTCTATTTAGAGAAATTCCAATGACTTCTGCTAACACAATAATACCAATCTTACCAGATTCAGGTTATGCTGAGTTTACTTCAGGTTCTGCTGTAGCAAACGATAACTTAGATATGAGATCTGCAGCTTATGGTGCTGATGCTGGTATTACTATGTCAGAGGTAACTCTTTCAACTAAAAAACTTATCTCACAATCATTCTTAGGTAATGAGACTGAAGAAGATGCAGTATTACCAATTCTTCCTTTAATTAGAGAATCAATGGTAAGATCACACGCTAGAGCAATCGAAAATGCTATCTTAGCTGGTGATGATGCTGATGGTGCTTTCGGTACTTCAGGTGCAGCTTTTGAAGGTATTCTACACTTAGCAAGAACTGAGTCAACTCCTCAGTATACACAGCCAAGTGGTACTTTTGCAGCAACAGATACTATTGATAGTAATGCATTGCTTGCTTTAAGAAAGAATATGGGTAAATATGGCGTTAACCCTTCAGACGTAGTTTATATCGTATCACAGGATGTATACTATGATCTATTAGAAGATGGTGAATTCCAAGATGCTCAATTAGTTGGCGATATGGCGACTAAATTGACTGGTGAAATCGGCCAAGTATTCGGTTCAAGAGTACTATTATGTGACGAGTTCGCTACTAAAGCAGCAGCTAAATTTGGTGCTGTAGCAATTAACCCAAGAAACTTTGTGTTACCTAGATTAAGAGGTGTAACAGTTGAGTCAGATTACGAAGTAATCAATCAAAGAAGAGTCTTAGTGGCTTCTCAAAGAATTGGTTTCTCAGAGCTAATCGACGGTGCAACAGCAAAATGGGCACAAATGTATAAAGCTTCAGCTTAATACTACGATGGTTTTGG